AATATTATTGGGCAAACTAATTTGGGCGGTACAGCAGCAACTGATGATGAGCTTTTAATTTATGATTTAAGCACAACAACAAATAAATCTATTACAGTTGCTAATCTACTTGCAGCAGCTCCACAGGGAGACATTACAGCAGTAACTGCTTCAACAGCTAATGCTAAAAAAGGGATTACAGTTGCCACTGGAACTGGACCTATTCCAGATGTTGGTTTAGATATAATAAACCAAACAAATCTTGCTGCTACAGCAGCAGTCGATGATGAGCTTATTATATATGATCTTAGCACAACAACGAATAAATCAATTACAGTTGCGAACTTAATTGCAGCTGCACCTCAAGGAGACCTAACAGGTTTAACAGCAGGAACAGGTATAACTATAACCAGTGCTACAGGGCCTGTACCTACTATAACAAATGCAGGTGTAACCTCAGCGGTTGCAAGCACAGGTATTAGTGTAAGTGGCGCAACAGGCGCGGTAACATTTACAAACACAGGTGTAACCTCTATAGTAGCAGGTACTGGAATAAGTATAAGTGGAGCTACAGGAGCGGTAACAGTAACAAATACTGTAACTGATACTAACTATACTTATGCTTTAAGTGTAGGTGCGGTATCTTCAAATGAAAGCACATTAACATTAACTGGTGGTGGAGGTGGTAGTAGTACTACTGCTAAATTCTCAGGTACTACTAATGAAATTGAAATTACAACTCCTTCTACTGGTGACGGTGGTGATATTACTATCGGTTTACCAGATGATGTAACAATAGCTGGAGAGTTAACAGTTTCAGGAACTGGACAATCAAGCTTTGGTGGTCAAGTAACCGTTCCAACAACCCCATCTGCAGGAACAGATGCGGCTTCAAAAAATTATGTAGACACTTCCGTAACGGGAGCTTTAGTTTATCAAGGAGGCTATAATGCCACAACCAACTCTCCAGACTTAGATAGTGGAAGTAATATTGCTATTACAAAAGGATGGACATATACAGTTACTGTTGCAGGTGACTTCTTTACTGAGGCAGTAGAGGTTGGTGATTTGTTAATTGCTGAAGAAGATATGTCGGCAAGTGGAGGCAGTACCTTAGCTAAATGGACTACTGTCCAAAATAATATTGGAATTGCCACGGCAGCCGCAACAGATGGAGCAGCAGTAAAAGGTATTGCAGGTTTTGATTCTGGAAACTTTAGTGTAACAGCTAATGGTTGGGTTACTTTAGATACTTCAGGAGTAACTGCAGCAGCTTATGGTTCAGCCTCTGAAACATTAACTGCGACAGTTGATGCTCAAGGTCTGGTAACAGCCATGGCAGACACCTCTATTTCTATTACAGCATCTCAAGTATCTGATTTTTGTACTGCGGTAGAAACCTGTGCAGATAGTAATTTAACATATGCGGCAAACATAGGAGATGCCTCAGCAGTAACATATACGGTGAATCATGCTTTAGGAACTCGAGATGTAATAGTACAAATTTACGACAACACTACTTATGACACTATACAAGCTGACACTGTGAGAACCGATACTGCTAATGTTACAATTACAACAGTAACGGCATTAGGTCTAAACGCAGCCAGAGTATTAGTATCTAAGTGTGCATAAACACTTAAATAGAATATGGCAATAAGTTACTTATCAGCGTTAGACATTGACAGTGGAATAACCACTGCAGCTTCATCCACCCTTGCAGGTGCAACATTTACCTCTGGCTTAGCCATGGGGAGCAATGCTATCACAGGCGTTTCTGTGCCTGCAATGGCAACCGATCCCGATAAATTTTTATGTATTAATGGAAGTGGAGACATTAAATATAGAACTGGCGCGCAAGTATTAGCCGATATAGGTGCTGGCACGGGAAGTGGTAATGTTTCAAATACAGGTACTCCAGTTAATAATCAAGTTGCTATTTGGACGGATGCAACTACAGTTGAAGGAAGTGCTAATATGACATTTAGTGGAACTGTTTTAACAGTTACGGGCGCAACTTCTACAGAATGGAGTACTGCGTACACAGACAGATTTAAATGGAATGGCACATCAACAGGATTACTTGCTTCAACAGGTAGAACATCATTAGGGGCGACTACTATAGGAGCAGCTTATTTCATGCTTTCTAATCCAGGAGCAATTACATTCCCAAGACAGAATGCTGATAATTCACTATCTTCTTTATCTGCTTCAGATTTTAGAACAGCGATTGGAGCAGGAACAGGAGGAGGCTCAATGTCTTCGTGGACATTAGAAACCGATAGTGGTGTTGGAGCAGCTGCTTCAGTTACCAACACAGATACTGTCACACTAACAAGTGGAAATAGCACATTAGACATAACTAATTCAGGATTAAGCGCAAGTCTTAATTTAGCAGACACAGCGGTTACTGCAGGTTCTTATACTTTAGCAAGTATTACTGTCGATGCACAGGGTAGAATTACAGCGGCTTCAACTGGATCTTCAGGAAGTGGAACAGTTACTTCAGTAGGATTAACTGTGGCTGCGGGATTAGATGTTACTGGTTCACCCATAACAACTTCAGGATCTTTTGCATTGAATTTAGATTTAAGTGAGTTAGCTGATATGACTCAAACTTGGGATAACGCTGCAGATGAATTTATTGTTTTAGATTCCTCAGAAGCAAGCGGCCCTGATCAACAAAAAAGAAAATTATCTTCAGAGATATTTGGATCAAATGCTTTTAATAGCACAACGATTCCTACTAATAATAATCAATTAACTAACGGAGCAGGCTATACAACTAACACGGGTACAGTAACATCAGTTGCTACTGGTACAGGATTGAGTGGTGGTACATTTACAACTTCAGGAACAATTACTTTAGCTAATACAGCAGTTACAGCTGGAAGTTATACTTCTGCGGCAATAACTGTAGATGCACAAGGTAGAATTACTGCGGCTTCAAGTGGAAGCCCAGGAGATGTTACAGGAGTAACCGCTTCAACAAACAATAGTTATTTAGGTATTAATGTAGCTAATTCATCAGGCCCTGTTCCAGATGTTGGTATAAATTTAGCTGGTCTAACAGCATTAGCCACACCAGCAGATGAAGATATATTATTAATTTATGACGAAGGTGTTCCTCAAAACAAAAAAATTACAGTTGCTAATCTAATTGCGGCAGCTCCTCAAGGTGATATTACAGGTGTAACTGCTGGTACTGGAATGTCAGGTGGCGGAACATCTGGAACTGTAACTTTAACTAATGCAGGTGTAACTTCAAATATAGCAAGTACAGGGATTAGTGTCAGTGGTGCTACTGGCGCTGTTACAATAACAAATACTGCACCTAATATTGTACAAACAACTATTACAGGTAATGCTGGTAGTGCAACGGTTTTACAAACTGCCAGAACAATTTCAGGTACAAGTTTTAATGGTAGTGCAAATATTACTTTAAATAACTCCAACATCACCAATGGTGCGGGTTATACCACCAACTCAGGAACAGTTACTTCTGTAGCTACAGGGGCAGGTTTAAGTGGAGGCACAATAACTTCAACAGGAACATTAGTATTGGATGTAGAAGACGCAACCACTACAACAACTTCAAGTAATGCGGATTGGTTTGCTATTGCTAATACAGCGGGTACTACTTATAAAATAGCTCCAGGAAACATTGATCTTTCTACCATGAATAATGATTCTGGTTGGACATCAAATACTGGAGACATTACAGGTGTTACTGCGGGAGCAGGTATGTCAGGTGGTGGAACTTCAGGAACAGTAACATTAACTAATGCAGGAGTAACATCTATTGTTGCGGGTACTAATGTTACTATAAGCGGTGCAACAGGAGCTGTTACTATTAATGCCTCAACACAAGGTGATATTACAGGAGTAACTGCAGGAACAGGATTAACAGGAGGAGGATCAAGTGGATCAGTCACATTAGCTATTGATTATGCTGGTTCAGATAATCTTGTAAAAGCAGCCACAGAAGCAACGATAGGAAACACTTCTTCTATATTATTTAACCAAAGTGATAATGCGTATAGATCTTTATTAAGCGATATTGGATTATCTAAATTTAGTAATGATTCAGGATTTACTACCAATTCAGGAACAGTAACTTCAGTAGCTGCATCTGCTGGAACAGGTATATCAATTTCAGGAAGCCCTATTACTACATCAGGAACATTAACCATTACAAATACTGCTCCTAACATAGTACAGACAACTGTTACAGGAAATGCAGGAACAGCAACGATACTACAAACCGCAAGAACGATTGCAGGTGTAAGTTTTAACGGCTCTGCTAATATATCATTAAATAATAATGCTATAACAAATGGCGCAGGATATACTACTAATACAGGAACTACTACTGCTTCTAATAGCCAGACATTTACTAACAAAGGTGGTAATATTTCTCAATGGACAAACAATTCAGGATATACAACTTATGCAGAGCCAGGAATATTTAGTGGTGGAGGAACACCAACTTTAGCGAGTGGTGTAACTGCGGCAGAAGTAAGAACTTTAATAGGTGCAGGAACTGGATCTGGATCTGGTTCAGTAACATCAGTAGCTGCATCTGCAGGCACAGGTATTACAATTTCAGGAAGCCCTATTACTACTTCAGGAACATTAACCATTACAAATAGCGCTCCTAATATAGTACAGACAACTGTGTCGGGTAATGCTGGTACAGCAACAACACTACAAACCGCAAGAACGATTTCAGGTACAAGTTTTAATGGTAGTGCAAATATTACTTTAAATAACTCCAGCATCACAAACGGAGCTGGATATACAACAAACACAGGTACAACTACTGCTTCTAATAGCCAGACATTTACTAACAAAGGTGGTAATATAAGTCAGTGGACAAATGATAGTGGTTATACCACAAGCGTGGGTGATATAACTGGTGTGACTGCTGGTACAGGTTTAACAGGTGGAGGCACGTCTGGCACGGTTACATTAAATGTATCTACTACACAATCCCAAAGAATTTCTTTTAGCGCAAACGCAACAAATAACTGGGACACAATTGCTACATCAACTGGCTCTCAGGGTAGTATAGAAGTTTACAATACCGGCTTAGGTAATGATGCATTTATGTCTTTTCATACTGGAAGTGATTATGCAATATATTTCGGTTTAGACGCAGGAACAAATAAATTATCCGTAGGAGGTTGGTCTATGGGCGCGGTTTCTTATGATATTTATCACTCAGGAAATAAACCAACTTTAGCTGCTTTAGGATACACAGGAGCATCTAATGCAAATTATATAACAAATAATAATCAATTAACAAATGGTGCAGGTTATACAACAAATGTAGGAGACATAACTGGTGTAACTGCAGGCACAGGAATGTCAGGCGGTGGTACAAGTGGATCTGTTACTTTGAATTGTTCTATTACAAATAATAATCAACTTACTAATGGTGCTGGATATACTACTAATACAGGAACAACTACTGCATCTAACTCACAGACATTTACAAATAAAGGTGGTAATATTAGTCAGTGGACAAATGATAGTGGTTATACCACAAGCGTGGGTGATATAACAGGAGTAACTGCAGGAACAGGTATGAGCGGAGGAGGTACTTCAGGAACAGTGACATTAACTAATGCGGGCGTTACTTCTAATGTAGCAGGATCAGGGATTTCTGTAAGTGGAGCAACTGGTGCTGTTACAATAACTAATAGTGCTCCAAATATTGTACAAACAACTGTCAGTGGTAATGCTGGTAGTGCAACGATTTTACAAACTGCCAGAACAATTTCAGGTACAAGTTTTAATGGTAGTGCAAATATTACTTTAAATAACTCCAGCATCACAAATGGTGCGGGGTATACAACTAATACTGGAACGACAACTGCAAGTAATACTCAAACTTTTACTAATAAAAGCGGTAATATAAGTCAGTGGACAAATGATAGTGGTTATACCACAAGTGTGGGTGATATAACTGGTGTAACTGCGGGGACAGGTATGAGTGGTGGAGGTACATCAGGTACAGTAACATTAAACTGTACTATCACAAATAATAATCAATTAACTAATGGATCTGGATATACAACCAATACAGGAACAACTACTGCATCAAATACTCAAACTTTCACTAATAAATCGGGTAATATTTCTCAATGGACAAATGATAGCGGTTATACCACTAATACTGGAGACATAACAGGAGTAACTGCAGGAACAGGAATGAGTGGAGGAGGTACTTCAGGATCAGTAACCTTAACCAATGCGGGTGTTACTTCTATTGTTGCAGGAACAGGTATTGATGTGAGTGGTGCGACAGGAGCTGTTACTGTTTCTACAGAACAAGACATTGATACTGCTGCAGATGTTCGATTTGATTCTTTTGGAGTTGGAACAAATGCTTCAGGAACTACAGGAATGATAAGAGCTACAAATAATATTTATGCTTATTATTCTGATGAAAGACTTAAAGACTTTGAAGGAAAGATTCCTAATGCTTTAGATAAAGTTTGTCAATTAGGAGGATATTACTTTAGAGAAAATGAATTAGCTAAAGAGTTAGGCTATGATGATGATAAAAGACAAGTAGGTGTAAATGCACAAGAGGTTGAAAAAATACTTCCTGAAGTAGTACATACCGCTCCTATATCAGACACAGAAGCTGCTAATGGTGTAGAATATAAAACAGTTTCTTATGACAAATTAGTTCCTTTACTTATAGAATCTATTAAAGAATTAAAAGCTGAAATTGATGAACTTAAAAAACCTTAATTATGGCAGTACCTGCAAGTGGAGTATTAGATTGGTATTCTTTAGCTCAAGAATGTTATTTAGGAACATACGGTAGCGGAACAATTACTGGTTGTATAGCTATAAAAGAAATGGTTATAGGCGGACAACCCTGTAGTGGAGCTTTTACTTATCCTGCAGTAAGTGGAAATTCTCCTCCTCCTGACTCAAGCACACCTTATGCGGCAGATGAATTTTATAGTTATGATAAAGATTATGTTGCTTTATCATCTAAGAGAGTTTATACTACAAGTGTTCCAAAACCCGTATTTGCGTGTAGTCAAACTACAACAACAGTCTGGTATTTTCCAGATTCAACACCAGCAGTAAATGATCAAGTATATACAAACAGTGGAGGAACAACAACTCCAAGTGCTGGAAATTATGGGTATTGTGCAGCGTGTTTAGGTAATGGTTCTACAGATTATAGGTTTACAGTTAATAGTAGCGGTGTTATAACCGCGGTAGCATCATGTTCTCCGAGCGATAGAAGACTGAAGAAAAATATAAGATTAATAGGATATTCTGTTACAGGATTAAAAATATATACTTTTGAGTATTTAGACAAGGTATTTGGCGAGGGAGTTTTCCAAGGTGTAATGTCTGATGAAATACCAAGCTATGCGGTTATAAAGAATGGGGTTGGTGAGTATGATGGAGTTGATTATTCCAAAATAGATGTAGACTTTAAAAGAATATATTTCGCATGAAGATAGAGGAAAGTAAAATAAGCGAACATTCAGGAAGTAGTTTTAGTGTAACTAAAACAGATGGTGTTTCTAAAATAGATTTTGGGGGTAATCACTGGATAGAAAACGCTGATTATTATGGAGAGGTGTTGTTTGGTGACTGTGAAAGTTGTCCAGAAATGAATGCTTTATATGAGGGCGTTTCTTATGATAACGTATTAGTAGGGGGTTTAGGTTTAGGGTTATTACCAGAATATGCTAAATCCGTTAAAAATTCTACTGTAGTAGATGTTATAGAAAATAACACAGAACTTATTGATTATGTAGATTTTATTGATTCGGATATAAATATTATAGAAGGAGATATGTATACTTACAATAGTGATAAAAAATACGATCTCATTATAGTAGATTTGTGGTGGTATGAAAATGAAATTACAGATGAAAATAAAAACGATCTTTTAGCTAATTGGTCAGACAACTTAAATGTAGGGGGAAAAATTATTTTACCTCTGGTTGTTTTATCATTAAACTAATAGTATTTTTTATTATCTTTGTGAAATAATGTTTAACAAAAAAATATAATACAATGTCAAAAAACTTAACAGACGAAGAACTAAAAAAAGTTCAAAAATTAAATCAAGATTTTATGAACGCAAAAGTTGCGATTGCAGACGCAGAAGTACAAAAAAAAGTAATGCTTGATGCGTTAGAAAAAATTAAAGCTGATTTTGCAGAAGTTGAAAAAGATTTAACCGTCACTTACGGCAAAAACGCTACTATTAATCTTCAAACAGGAGTAGTCACTGACCCTCCAGAAGAAGAAGAAGAAGAAGCAGTGGTAGTAGAAGGAAAGAAATAAATTATGGCAAAAATAAGTAACACTGGAGCTTACCCTGGTATTTCAACACTTGATGCAGCAGATTATTTTATTATAACTGATGCTGAAAATGAATTAAAAACCAAGACTGTTACTATTTCCGAAGTGCAAAACTTATTCGGAGTAGATACTAATGTTGCTAAAGTGATACTTAATGAAGCCCAAGTACGCGCAATGAATACAACACCAGCTGTTTTAATAGCTGCACCAGGAGCAGGGAAAGTAATAGATATAATGAGTATTGATACTTATTTGGATGCGGGAACGACAGTTTTTGCTTTTGGTAATAATTTAGAAGTAAAAATAGGGGCTACAGTTTTTGGAACATTAAGTTTACAATCTGCTAATTTTGCTACTGATTTAGTAAGTAAAATTGAAACAGGAGGAACTACTAAAGTAATAGATCAAAATACTGCAGTTACATTAACTTCTGCTGCTGATTCAGCAACAGGAAATGGTGTGATGTATTTTAATATTTTCTACCGTATTTTAACAGTAGGAACAACATTTTAATTAAATGGACATTAGAAAAATTTCTATAGGCGCTGACTATAAGTCTGGTGCAATGCACTATATAGTAGGGCAAGAAGTATTAGGTGGCGCTCATGTTATTCATCTTATACAAGAAGATTCTAAACATAAATCATTTAAAATTTGGATTGAAAAAAATGGAGAGGTTTTGTTATGGAAAGAATTTAAAACCACCTTACCTATTTCGTTAGAATATAATATTAACTTTTAATCATGCAGGATCTTATTAAACAAGAACTTATAGATGAATTAGATCTATACACACTTCAAAAAAAACAATCTAATTTATCTTTTGACTCACAGTTGGAGTTAGCAGACAAAATACATAATATTAAAATGAAATTAAATGGAGTTAAACCAACTGATTCAACAATAGATTGTATTGGTTGCGGCTCATAACCTTATATGCAATCACCTTATTCTTTTATAGTTGCCCCTTTAAAAAATCGTAGATATGATAATATTAAAATGTATGGTGATAAAAAGTTTTATACCAGCGTTTCAGAAGAAGATCATACAGCTGCAAATAGATTTGCTACCGTTGTAAATGTTCCTATTAACTATACAGGAGAAATACAAATTGGAGATATATTATTGGTTCATCATAATGTATTTAAATTTTATAATGATATGTATGGTAAAAGACAAAGCGGTAAAAGCTGGTTAAAAGACAATTTATTTTTAGTTGATCCTGATCAATTTTTTTTATATAAAAGAAATGATGAATGGAAAGGATATGATAAATATTGTTTTATAAAACCTATTCCAAAAAAAGATTTTTATTTAGACGGCATGGGGGTTCATGAAGAACCGTTGTGTGGTAAAATTAAATATTCAAACCAACAATTAGAAAAATTAGGATTAAATGTGGGGGATGAGGTATCTTATCAACCTGACAGTGAATATGTGTTTTATATAGATGAGGAAAAACTATATCGTATGTTTACTAATAATATAACTATGTTAATATGATATATTTAATTGATGATTTTTTAGATTCTACATTTTTACAAATAACTCAAAATTATTTAAATGAGAGTAAGTTTACGGAGGTTGAAATGGGCGGTGATAGGCAGTGTTATGTTATACCTTCAAACTCTGATTTTGATGACTATATATTAAGCAGATTAGAAGTTATGGAGCAACGGGAGCTTAAAAATATTTTAAGTTTTTTTAGAGAAGCTACAGACACTTTAGACACCCAATGGAATATTCATTCAGATTTAAATATTGAAGGACAACGTCCTGATCGAGCTTTAGTATTATATCTCTCTCCACGCAAAAGAAATGATTTACACGGAACTGCTTTTTGGGAGCATGAGGTTTATGGTAGAGAGCTTCCTGTTGATGTAAGTGATGCGGAGTATGATAGAATGTTAGAGGTAGATTCTGAGAAATTAGAAAAATGGAAATTATCTACTGTATTAGGATATGAAGAAAATAGATTAATATCTTATCCTTCCAGTTATTTTCATAGTAAATACCCGAATGTTGCGTGGCCACAAGGAAGAAAAATTTATGTAATGTTTTATAAAATAGTTTAATGGGAGTGAATAATTTAGAGGTTGTTTTAGATTATCTTAAACTACTGCAAGAAAATTCTTTAAGAGAAGAAGATGTGGATAGGTTGATTAATAGTAAAGAGTTTGATGAGCGTGTAGGAGAAGTTGTGCCTGAAAAAACAAATCTTTATTGTATAAAAAAATCTTCTATTCATAAAAAAGGAATTTTTTCTAATCAAAAAATATTAAAAGATTCACTGATAGGATATGCTATTAAAGAAGATCATAGAACATTGTTAGGTAGATATACTAATCATTCTCCCTATAACAATGCTATATTTGTTGAGGATGGTAGAAATATGAAGGCTATTGCTACGCAAGATATAGATGTAAATGAAGAAATAGTTGTAAATTATAGAAATCACAGTTATGGATATAAATAAAATAAAAGAAGAAATAATAAAAGCTGGAGAGAAAGCTGTTACTCAGTTAATAAAAGTGGCTAAAGAGGATATTATTAAATATGACAAAGACGATGCCTTGGCTGCGGATAGATTAAAAAATGCAGCGGCCACTAAAAAATTAGCTATCTTTGATGCGTTTGAGATACTCAAAAGAATTGAAGAAGAAAGAGATAAAATAGACGGGAAAGAAAATGTAACCAATAAATTACCTAAAGGCTTTGCAGAATCAAGATCTAAATAGCATATATACTACGGAAAAAAATAAAATTCCTAAAAGTGTTTTTACGCGTAAAAATAAAGCGCGTACGTGGTTATACGGTTACAACGAAAAATATGATTTTATTATTATTTCAAAATCTGGTCAAATAGGAGAAATTATAAATATCTCAGGATTAAAAGTGGCGTTACCATTACAGCCAAAAAATATTTATAAACGCTCTAAAAAAAAAGAAGATCAATATTGGGAGGCTCAAGAAACTCCTAAAGCTATTAGTCGAATCCCTTCTATATTTCATTGGCATGACGCTCCTTTACCCTTTAAAAAACAATGGATTGATTATATTGAAACTGAATTTGATAGACGAGAACAAGGACATTGGTTTTTAAATAATGGTATTCCTACTTATATAACAGGTACACATTATATGTACCTTCAATGGACTAAAATTGATGTAGGACATCCTGATTTTCGTGAAGCTAATAGAATATTTTATATATTTTGGGAAGCTTGTAAAGCCGACAATAGATGTTTTGGTATTTGTTATTTAAAAATTAGAAGGTCTGGGTTTTCTTTTATGAGTTCATGTGAAGGGGTTAATACCGCTACTATAACTAAAGATGCCAGAGTCGGAGTTCTTTCAAAAACAGGGGGAGATGCTAAAAAAATGTTTACAGACAAGATTGTTCCTATATCCCACAACTATCCATTTTTCTTTAAACCTATACAAGATGGTATGGATAAACCCAAAACAGAATTAGCCTATAGAGTTCCAGCTTCTAAGATTACCAAGAAAAATATGTTTGATGTAGAACAAGACACATTAGAAGGTTTAGATACTACTATTGACTGGAAAAACACATCAGATAATAGTTATGATGGTGAAAAATTACAGTTGTTAATACACGATGAAAGTGGAAAATGGGAAAGGCCTGAAAATATTTTAAATAACTGGCGAGTAACTAAAACATGTTTACGATTAGGAAGTAAAATTATTGGTAAATGTATGATGGGTTCTACGTCTAATGCTTTAGAAAAAGGAGGGGGAAATTTTAAAAAATTATTTTATGATTCTGTTTGTACTAACCGAAATAATAATGGACAAACAAAAAGCGGGTTATATAGTTTGTTTATTCCTATGGAATGGAACATGGAGGGGTTTATAGATAGATATGGTATGCCCGTTTTACATACACCTTCTACATATGTAAAAGGTATAGATAATGAAAATATTTATAAAGGCGCTATTAATTACTGGGACAATGAAGTGGATTCTTTAACTATTGATCCTGATGCTTTAAATGAATTTTATCGTCAATTTCCTCGATCTGAGTCTCATGCTTTTAGAGATGAGAGTAAACAGTCTATTTTTAATTTAACAAAACTCTATCAACAAATAGATTATAATGATTCTTTAATTAAAGAACATTTTATAACTCAAGGTTCTTTTAGTTGGAAAGACGGTATTAAAGACACTAAGGTAGTTTGGACTCCAAATAAAAGAGGAAGATTTTTTGTAACTTACATACCACAAACTCCTTTACAAAATAATGTTATTAAAAAAGGAGGCAGATTTTATCCTGCGAACGAACATTTAGGATCATTTGGGTGTGACTCTTATGATATTTCAGGAGTAGTAGTAGGAAGAGGATCGAATGGATCTTTACATGGATTAACTAAATTTTCTATGGAAGAGATACCAACAAATCATTTTTTCTTAGAATATATTGCGCGTCCTCAGACCGCAGAAATATTTTTTGAAGATGTGTTGATGGCGTGCGTTTTTTACGGCATGCCTATTTTATGTGAGAATAACAAACCTCGTTTGTTATATCATTTTAAAAACAGGGGGTACAGGCCGTTTTGTTTAAATAGGCCTGATAAACGATTTAACAAACTTTCTAAAACAGAAAGAGAGTTAGGTGGTATACCTAATACATCGGAAGATGTAAAACAATCTCATGCCGCTGCAATCGAATCTTATATTGAAAAACATGTAGGGTTAGATTTAGAGGGAACATATAGGTCTGTTGGAGATATGGGTGAAATGTATTTTCAACGTACTTTAGAAGATTGGGCAAAATTTGATATTAGTAATAGAACAAGGTTTGATGCTTCTATAAGTTCAGGATTAGCTGTTATGGCAAATCAAAAACACTTATATACACCGACTAAAGAAAAAACAAAAATAAGCGTTAACTTTGCCAAATATAATAACAGCAATATTGTTAGTCGAATAATTAATAGATGAAAGACGTAAAAATAAACTTACAAGCGGCTGCTTTCCCAGATCAATTTGTTTCAGATGCACAAAAAGACACATGGGAGTATGGTTTACAAGTTGGGCAGGCAATTCAATATGAATGGTTTAGAAAAGATGGATCAACTTGTAGGTTTTTTAGCCAATGGGCTGAGTTTAATAAATTAAGACTTTATGCTCGTGGAGAGCAATCGGTAGCAAAATATAAAAATGAAATTTCTATAGATGGAGATCTGTCTTATCTAAATTTAGATTGGACTCCTGTTCCTATTATCCCAAAGTTTGTTGACATTGTAGTAAATGGTCTAAACGATAGGCTATTTAAGGTAACTGCTTTTGCGGAAGATGCGTTGTCGGCAGAAAAAAGAGATGAATATCAAAAAAAGGTAGAAGGTGAAATGATTGCCAGGCCTATCTTTAATCAAATAGAGCAAGATTTTGGTGTGAATGTATTTCAAATGGAAGAGTCAGAATTACCTGAAACTGATCAAGAACTGGAACTCTTTATGCAGTTAAATTATAAGCCTGCTGTAGAAATAGCTGCAGAAGAAGCTATCGATACAATGTTAAGTCAAAATCATTATGCTGATACACGTAAAAGATGTGATTATGATTTAATGACTGTAGGTGTATCTATGGTTAAGCATCAGTTTTTGCCAGGACAAGGTATTCAAATTGATTATGTTGATCCTGCTAATGTGGTTTATAGTTATACTGAAGACCCATATTTTAAAGATTGTTTTTATTGGGGAGAAATAAAAACTGTTCCTATGACTGAATTAGTAAAAATTAATCCAGACATTACTAATGAGGATATGGAAGAAATTGCTAAATATAGCCAGTCATGGTATAATTATTATAACACTGCCCAGTATTATGAAAACTCTATGTTCTATAGAGACACCTGTACTCTTTTATATTTTAATTATAAAACCACACACACGTTTGTATATAAGAAAAAACAAATGCCTGACGGAACATTTAAGGTAGTAGAAAAAGATGATCAGTTTAATCCTCCAGCAGAGATGCAAGAAGAAGGAAATTTTGAAAGGGTAGAGAAAAAAATCGAAGTATGGTATGATGGAATAATGGTAATGGGAACAAATTTAATGTTAAAATGGTCCTTAGCTGAAAACATGGTTCGTCCTAAGTCTGCAAGTCAATATGCTTTACCTAATTATGTAGCTGTTGCGCCAAGATCTTATAAAGGAACGTATGAATCTTTAGTGCGTAGAATGGTTCCTTTTGCTGACTTAATACAAATGACGCATTTAAAAATTCAACAAGTAGTAACACGCGTTGTCCCTGATGGTGTTTTTATCGATGCTGACGGGCTTAACGAGGTGGACTTAGGGACTGGTAATGCCTACAACCCTGAAGACGCTCTAAGACTTTATTTTCAAACAGGTAGTGTTGTGGGTAGAAGTTTCACTCAAGATGGGGAATTTAATAATGCAAAAGTTCCTATTACGCAGCTTACTTCCAGTACGGGGGGCGGAAAACTACAAATGTTAATTGCAAATTATAATCATTATTTAGATATGATACGTACCGTTACAGGATTAAATGAAGCCAGAGATGGAACTTCTCCAAATCCTGATGCGTTAGTGGGAGTACAAAAATTAGCTGCATTAAGTTCTAATACAGCCACACGTCACATATTAAATGGTAGTTTATATTTAACCAAGCGTCTTTCAGAAGGAATAATGATAAGAACGGCAGATGTATTAGAATATTCTGATTTTAAAGACCAATTAGCTATGCAGATTGGAAAGTATAATTTAAGATTATTAGATGATATTAAAAATTTATACTTACATGATTTTGGAATCTTCTTAGAGTTAGAACCTGATGAGGAACAAAAAGCTGTTTTAGAAGCTAATATTCAAATGGCTTTATCTAAAGAAAATATTAGTTTAGAAGATGCTATTGATATTAGATTAATAAATAATATTAAAATGGCGAATCAGTTATTGAAGGTTAAAAGAAAACAAAAACAAGAAGCTGAAATGGAACAGGCAGCTCAACAACAAGCAGCTCAAGCAGAAATGCAACAACAACAAATTATGGCTACTTCTCAATTAGAGCAGCAAAAAATCCAAATGGAGACTCAGTCTAAAATGCAAGTTAAACAGGCGGAAATTGCTATGGAAATAGAAAAGATGAAAAATGAAGCTCAACTTAAAGTTCAATTAATGGAAGCTGAATTTGGATATAATATGCAACTTAAAGGGGCCGAACAAGCACAAATTGATAAAAGAGAACAAGCAAAAGAAGACGGTAAATCTCAACGAATAAGTCAAGCTAATTCTCAACAGTCTAAATTAATAGAACAACGTAAGAGAAATTTACCTCCTGTTAGTTTTGAATCTAATGAAGATACTTTAGATGGTTTTGATTTCTCAGAATTTGATCCAAGATAACTATGACTAAAAAAACTAAAAAACACAGGGCTGTCAGAGAAGCTCTAAGATCTGGACTCCGAAGAGTTGGTAAAAAATTCTTATCTAAAATAGTAGGTGTGGGGGGAGCTTTACTTAATACACAAAAAGCTCATGCGCGCTCTAAGAAAAAGCAGAAATTTATAGATACTAAAAATGATGGAAGCCCACTACCAAAGTGGGGAAAATAAGTGGCTAAAAATGTCAAAAAATAATTGTTTAATTTTGTATAAAAATTTAATCTAATGGAAATAAAAGTAAAAGCAGTGGGCGGCAACACTCAAAAATCAACAGCCGAAATTGAAGAACAACTGTTAACTAAACATCAAGAGAGTTTAGATAATAGTTCCGAAGGAGCTGAATCCCAAAAGGATACAACCAAGGATACAGTTCAACTAACTAAAGCTGAGCCTGTCGAAGAGCAGTCAAAGCCAGAAGAAAAAAAGGAAACGCCTGTAAAGGTGGAAGAAAAAACTCCCTCATCAGAGTTAAATGATGAAAATGTTCTTTCTTTTTTAAAAGAGAGATATAACCGAGACATAAATTCAGTTGAGGAATTGTTTGAGACTACGGAATCGAACCCTGATTTACCTGAATCGGTGTCAAAGTTTTTAGAGTATAATAAAGAAACGGGGAGAGGGATTAATGATTTTGCAAAGTTGCAAAAAGACTATGACTCCCTTGATGACGATTCTTTATTAGCTGACTACTACGGTATTCAAGAGGAAGCTCTTGATGCTATAGACATTCAAGATATTCTTGAGGATAAATTCGGTTTCGATGAAGATACTGAAGAACCTAAAGATATTAAGAGGAAAAAGTTAGCTAAAAAACGAGAGCTTGCGAAAGCTAAGAAGTTTTTTATAGAACAGAAAGATAAATATAAAGTTCCCCTTGAGTCAAGTGGGGGTGGATTATCTGATGAACAAGAAAAAAATCTTAATGCTTACAAAAAGTATGTAGACGACTCTAAATCTCTTGAAGATCAACAAGCGAAAATAAGAGATTATTTTGTAGATCGTACTGAAAAATTATTCACCAGTGATTTCAAAGGTTTTGAATTTACTGTAGGAGACGATAAAAAAATAACTTTTAAGCCTGGGACTAATGAAGAATTGAAAAACAAACAAGTTGATGTCAACAACCTTTTAGGCTCATTTATGGACGAACAAGGTTTAATGAGTGACACAACGGGGTATCATAGGGCTTTATCGGCAGCTATGAATCCTGATAAGTTTGCACAATTTTTCTATGAACAAGGCGTTGCTTCGGCAATAGATGATGTAGCGAGAAAATCCAAAAATATAACTATGGATATTCGCAAATCGCCACAATTATCTACTAAAGACGCATTAAAAATAAGATCGGTTGGTGATCAATCAAGTGGTAGAGGACTCAAAATTAGAAGTATTAAAAAAGTTTAACAATTTAAAATTTATTTATTATGGCAGTAAATGCAACACCAACATACGATTTACAACCTTCTGCGCAACAGGTTCCGACCGAGCAGAATTACATGAATAACTTTGATTTCTTGAATCAGTATCTACCCGATACTTATGAAAAAGAATTTGAAAGATATGGTAATCGTAGCGTAGCTTCCTTCCTTAGAATGGTAGGAGCTGAAATGCCTTCAAACTCTGACCTTATAAAATGGGCAGAACAAGGAAGGTTACATGTAAAGTATGCAAGATGTACATCTGGAGCAGCAGCGGCATCACTAACGGCAGTATGGACAGTACCAGGAATTGGCTTAGCGCCAGGAGCTGGAGCTAACGATCCTGCAAACTATAACCCACAATTAAATGCGAACTCAGGAACATTGTCAGCTATTAGAGTTGGACAAACAGTTATGATTTCGGATAACACTGCGGGTTCTACGCTTTCTAATAAAGCGATAGTAACGGTAGCGCCAACATCAGCAGCACCAAATGTTTTCACAGTAGCTTACTATGAAACTGGCGGACAAACGATGGCAGCAGCAGTATCTTGTGATATATTTATTTATGGATCAGAATTTAACAAAGGAACAAACGGAATGGTTGGTTCTCTTGATTCTGATGACATATTCTTTGATAACAAACCAATTATTATTAAAGATAAATACTCTGTATCTGGTTCTGATATGGCTCAAATTGGATGGGTCGAAGTAACAGGTGAAGACGGAGTAAATGGATACCTATGGTATTTAAAGTCTGAACATGACACAAGACTAAGATTTGAAGACCACATGGAAACAGCAATGATAGAAGCAGTTCCTGCAGGAGCAGGTTCTGGAGCTGGTGACTTTTTACAAGGCACTGGTGCAGGTCTATCTGCAGCTGATCTAAATGGTTCTGATGGAATCTTTTTTGTAGTTGGAAATAGAGGTAATGTTTGGGGTGCTGGAAACCCTGTAACTTTAGCTCAGTTTGACAGTGTTATTCAAAGACTGGATAAGCAAGGCGCTATTGAAGAAAACGTGATTTTCGTTAATAGACAATTTTCATTTGATATAGATGATATGTTAGCTGCACAAAACTCTTATGGAGCGGGTGGCACATCATATGGTTTATTTGATAATGATGAAGAAATGGCCTTAAATCTTGGTTTCTCAGGATTTAGAAGAGGTTATGATTTCTATAAAACTGATTGGAAATATCTAAACGATCCTACTATGAGAGGTGGTTTAGTAGCTGGTAAAGTCAACGGACTATTAGTTCCTGCTGGCTCTACTTCAGTATACGATCAGATTCTTGGCAAAAATGCTAAGAGACCGTTCTTACACGTGAGATATAGAGCTTCTGAGACAGAAGACAGACGTTATAAAACTTGGATTACTGGTTCTGCTGGTGGTGCAAGAACATCTGATCTGGATGCAATGGAGGTTAATTTCTTAACTGAGAGAGCAGTTTGTACTTTAGGTGCAAATAACTTCTTCTTATTCCAAGACTAATAAGAAGTGTATAATATGTGAGGGGAGGGTTTCCTCCCCCCTCATATTTTTTTAATCTAATTTAATTTAAATAAAATGAAAAAAATAAAAGAAAAGTACGTTGAAAAAGCGTACAAGTTAACAGGAGCTAAGACTCCTTTAGCATATATGTTGGCATCTCGCCACTCAAACCGATTTCCCTTATTATATTTTGATGAAGACACAGGAGTAAACAGACCTCTTAGGTATGCTCGAAATCAAAAATCTCCTTTTGAAGATGAACAGGATGGAAATGCGGTGTTAGAACCTATTGTTTTTGAAGACGGCATGTTGGTTGTAAATAAACAAAACCAAGCACTACAAGAATTTTTATATTATCATCCTCAGCGAGATAAAGTGTTTGAGGAGATAAATAGAGAGAAAGATGCTTCTCATGAGTTAGAATTTGTAGAAATGGGCTTAGACGCTCAAATACAAGCTAAAAACTTAAAAGGAGAAATGCTTCTTACAGTTTGTAGAGTGTTAATGGGGGCTTCGGTAGATAGAATGTCTATAGCTGAATTAAGAAGAGATATTTTAATTTATGCTAAACAAAATCCAACGGATTTTTTAGCCGTTCTTAATGATCCTATGTTAGAACTTCAAAATGATGTAGTACAGTTTTTTAATAAAAGCTGGTTAGTGTTAAAAAATTCAGGTAAAGACGTATATTATAATTTACCTAAGAATAAAACTAAAATGCTAACTGTTCCTTTTGGTGAGGATCATTACTATATTGTTTCATCTTATTTTCAAGATGATGATGGAGTGGAGACTTATAAGCTATTAAAAAAACGCTTAAAAAATAAGAAATAAGATTAGTATCTTTGTATTATTGTTTAACCCCATAAAATTTTTTAACTATGGTAAAATATCTTAAAATCAGTTTAAGTGATGCTTATCACTTGATTCCTATTAATAATATTTTAGGAGTCGAAGTAGGTGCAAACACAAAAGTCAACATCCTTTCTAATGTGACAGGACACACAGCTACAGGCGCTTCTGAAGTTTTAGGTTATGAAATCACTGCTACTACAGCAAGTGATGCAGCTAAAACTAAAGAGCAACTGAACAGTATTGTGGCGGCTATTGAAAATGCTATGGCAACCAGTTGGACGAGTTCAACTTATCTACTTGAGCCTAAATACGCTATTACAGCGGTAGGTCAGATTGAAGTAGAGTGGTCTGCATAAGATTACTTAACAGCAAATTAAGAAGAGGTTTAAAACAATTAAGCCTCTTTTTTTTTTATTATCTTTGTTTAAAAGATAATCCATGATAGACTCGGTAAGAAAAACTGTTCAAGCAGTAGCTAATAAAAATAATTATGGCTACATATCTCCGCAAGATTTCAATCTGTATTGCTTACAAGCACAGATGGATATATTTGAAGATTATTTCTATCAATATAATGGGTGGATAAATAAAGAAAACGCAAGAACAGCAGGCACAGGATATGCAAATGTTGTTAAAGGTTTAGAAGAGGTAATAGAGATGTTTTCTGCTGAAGTTTATTTAGCACAACCTACCGCTAATGTCAACAATAATTACACATTACCAGCTGATTATTATTTGATCAACAAAGTTTATTATTATCCTACCCTTAAAGTTAGCGGAACAACAACAGGGGTTAATGGTTATGAATTAATTGATGCTGCCCAAACTTTTACTACTTCAGTCGTTGTAGGAGATTTAATTACTAATACGACAGATAGTACTTCTGCATATATTACAGCTATAACAAATGACACCACTTTAGTTATTAGTGAAAATATTATGGTTGCTGCAGAAGCTTATAGTATATATGATAAAAATAATATTACTGAAGTCGAAAAAGTAAATCAAAACAAAATATATAAATTAACCAGCTCAAACATTACTGCTCCATCTATAACTTATCCCGCGTATGTATTAGGAGGAGCCAGTTCAAACATTACTGGGGCAAATAGTAATACAGGAAATACCATAACAGTTTATCCAAGCACTATAATACAGGGTGGAGCAATACAATCTCAATACATTAGGTATCCTTTAGAGCCTAAATGGACGTATTTATCAACTACTGGTAATGATCCAGTATTTAATGAAGGGGCTGCTGACTATCAAGATTTTGAACTACCTAATTCCGATGAACCAGGATTAGTAGCTAAAATTTGTCAATATATAGGAATTGAAATTAGAGAAAGAGATGTCTATGATTTTGGACAAAAAGAAATAGTTGAAGATAACCAAATACAAACATAAAAATGGCATACATAAATCAATACGAATATTATACTAATTCAGAGATAGCTCCTACGGATTCAAATTGGGGGTCGTATCAATATGTGTCTTTAAAAGATATAGTCAATAATTTTATGTTGATGTATCAAGGAAACCACGAATTAATAAATAATATAAATCGTTATCAGGTCTTATTTCATGCTAAAAGAGGTATACAAGAGTTGAATTACGATGCAATGAAAGAAATTAAAATTCTTCAGTTAGATCTCGATAGTTCTTTGCGTTTTATATTACCAAGCGATTATGTTAATTGGGTAAGAATATCACAGTTTAAAAATGGGCTTCTCTATCCTTTAACTGAAAACATTCAAACCAGCTGGAGTAAAGCTTACTTACAAGACAATGAGGCTAATGTATTGTTTGATCAAAACGGAAATGCTTTAAGTCCAGAATTTTCTGAAGTAGATTTAGAGCGTATGTCTGGGGGAAAAACAATATACTTAAATGAAGGAAGTATTTTTAATAACGAAGAAGGATGGTGTGTGGATGGTATATGGTATTTTGCCTATTCTGTTGGAGCAAGATTTGGTTTAAATACAGAAACAGCAAATGCTAATCCTACTTTTACTATAGACAAAAAAGCAGGCGTTATTAATTTTAGTTCAACTGGAGGAACTGGCTCTATTGTTCTTGAATACATTTCTGATGGAATGGAAAACGGTAATGATGCTGAGGTTAGTGTTAATAAATTATTTGAAGAATATATTTATGCTTATATTAAATATACTATTTTGAATGGTAGATTAGGTGTTCAAGAATATGTGGTAAGACGCGCAAGACAAGACAAGTCTTCATTATTGCGTAATGCTAAATTAAGATTAAGTAATATACATCCTGGTCGACTTTTAATGAATTTAAGAGGCCAGAATAAATGGATAAAATAATATGGCGATAACTACTACTAATTTTATTTTAGGACGGATGAATAAATCCGTTGACGAAAGACTTCTTCCTAAAGGAGAATACATGGATGCCATGAATGTTCGTTTAGGTGCTACTGAAACCACTGAAATGGGGGCGGTAGAAAATTCTAAAGGCAACGATCAGCTAACTACTTTACAATTTAGAGGATCAAATCTTAGTGCTAATGCTACATGTATTGGTGCGTATGATGATGGTGCAAACGAAACAATGTACTGGTTTGTTCATGACCCTGTTAATCCTGCTGTTGGAAAAATAGTAGATTTAATTGTTTCTTATAACACTAATACAGCAACTCTACGTTACCATGTTATTACTTTGTTTACATTAAATTTTGATCCTGAATATTTAATTACAGGAGTAAATAAAATAGAAGACTTATTATTTTGGACAGATGATAAAAACCCTCCACGTAGAATTAATGTAAATTCTGCTTATTTAGAACCTACTGATCCAGGAAATGTAGATCAAACTGTTCCTGAAGATTTAAATGTTATTGTAAAACCCCCTGGATACGAGGATGTTGTGGGGGGAAGTGTACCACTACCTGCTCCTACTTTTGAATTAGCTTCTGTTCCTGGTGGAGAAAATTATATAGAAAATAAATTCGTATCCTTTGCATACAGATATAGATATGCAAATAATGAGTATAGTGCTACATCGTTATTTACTAATCCCGCATTTCAGCCCAGTGCTTTTAATTTCTCAGTTAGGGAATATAATAATGAAGGGATGCAAAACAAATATAATGCAGTAAATGTTACATTTAGCACGGGAAGTAAGCGTGTAGAAGAAATAGATTTATTGTATAAAGATTCTAATACTGCAAGTATATATGTAATTGAAAATTTCAAAAAAGCTGATTATGGATGGGCAAATAATTCCACTCAGACCTATACCTTTACTAATAGTAAAATTTATTCTGTTTTAGGAAGTGATGAATTATTAAGATTATATGATAATGTTCCTCATGTAGCGAAAGCTCAAACGATGATGGGCAATCGTTTAATGTATGGAAATTATACTGATGGGTTTAATATAACCAATGTAAATGATCAGAGAATTGCTGTGGATTTTAATACTGCATTAACTACAAAATATATAGCATTTTTAGAATTAACAACTCCTACATTAAGTAATGGCACTTCTTATACTATTGATCCCAATAATACAATAGCTGCTACTAATAGCGTTATAAATTTTGATTTAACTGAAATTGCAGATAAATTAAAAAAAGGATCTTCCCTTACTTTAGATTTTGAATTTGAGCATATGACATTAAGCGGCACAACTGCGCAAAGTTGTTATATAGATAATGTAGACTTTAAAACTGCTAATTTTGAACTTCAGATATTTATAACCTTAGAATCTGATTTTAATTCTGTATTAGATTTTGCTAATAGCTCACAGTTTGCTTCTGCTATAGGGACTATATTAAACACAAATTTTAATCCTATTGCTACTGCGGCAGATGGAACATCTTTAACAGATAAATTTAATGCTTCTCTTGTTCCTCCTGCTATTACCTGTACTTTTACTAAAACTAATAGTAGTATTACGGATGCTACTGCTCAACAAGGATTTACAATAAGTGCTGCAGGCAATATTATTTCTATTCAAACTATTGCAATGAAATATAGTAGTGTGACTGGCCCAACAGATATGTATGAGTATTTTAGATTTGGTGCTGGTGAAGCAATTTTTAGTACTGATGCTGATGTATCTTCTCTGCATAGTAATAGAGATTTTGAAACAGGAATAGTTTATTTAGATGAATACGCCAGAGCCTCTCAAGTATTGGTGTCAGAGTATAACACTATTTATGTTCCTCCAGCAAATAGCACTACTCAAAATCGTATTAAAGCCACCATACAAAGTTATGCCCCCTCTTGGGCAAAGAAATATAAATTTGTAGTAAAACCAAGTAAGGGAGGATATGAGACTATTTTTTGTAATTTCTATTATGTACGCCCTTCCGATAATATGACCTTTTTTAAATTAGAAGGAGACAATCAAAATAAAGTAAAGACAGGAGATAGATTGATAGTTAAAACTGATGTAGCAGGCCCATTACCTAATTTAGTAAGAACTACTGTTTTAGGAGTTGGTGCGGAAGCGCGAGATTTTTTAACAGATGCTGAGGAAGTAGGTTTAGATGAAAAGCAATTAGCTGGATTATATATGCAAGTAAAGGTGGCTAATTTTAGTATTGAAATAGCTGAGGATTCTGTAATAGATCATGGAGAATATACTTATAGCTCAAGGACGCGCCAAGAATGTCAGCCTAATGTAAGTTATCCTGCTGTAACATGGACATGCGATACTACTGGAGGAGGTACAGCCACTACTCCTGTGGTTTATGATGTACCATCAGGCTCTATTATTGATATAAAAGTTAGAATAAGCAGAAATGAAAGAGGCAAAAAATGTGATGGATATGACTGGGAATGGAATCAAAGCTTTACCGCTCAAGCTGATTATACAAATCTTAGAGATTGGTGGGTAAGCGATAATATTAATCCTGCTTTAGCTTCTCCTGGAGCTTTAGACGGCGGTGATTGGCAAGGTGTTTATGATGATACAATATATCAATCTACATCTGCATTTTCTGGAGGTTGTTCTACACCAGGAAATCAAAAAGCGGGAAACATGGTATGTAGTGCTTGTACTTCAGCTTCCTGCGCGATATTTGCATGGGTTGCTGATGATCCTGCCGATCTTACTCAACCTTTTTATTTAGGTATAAAAACCAATAGAAAAGGATGTAGAAATCCTAATGGAAGAAAGGTAAGAATATCAGCAGAAATCGTAGTAACTCGTGCAGCACAAATGGTTGTTTTTGAGACAGAGCCAGCAGATGCTAATTCAGAATTGTATTATGATGCTTCAGAGGCTTTAGATGTAACTTATAATCCAGGTACAGGCAGCGGATTTCATCAAGCTGCAGGGGGAGCTGACGATCAAAACCAAACCGCATCAGTTCCAGCAGTGGTTGTATTGCCATTTATGGATTGTTATACGTTTTCTAATGGAGTAGAGAGTTATAAAATAAATGACAGGTTAGCAGGAAAATCTGTAGTAATGGGACAACGAACCTTATCTGTTTCTGATGATGAAGCTACGGAGATGGATAGATTTGCAGATATAACATATAGTGGAGTATATAGTAGTAATGCAGGAGTAAATAATCTTAATGAATTTAATTTAGGGTTAGCTAATTGGAAAGAATTAGAAAATAGCTTTGGTCAAATACAATTATTGCATGCTCGTGAAACCGATATATTAGCAATACAAGAAGATAAAGTGAGTTATGTATTAGCTTCTAAAAATTTAATTAGTGATGCCGCAGGAGGGGGAACAATAACTACATCACCTACTATATTAGGAACTCAAATTGCACGTATAGAAGAATATGGAATAAGTTATAATCCTGAAAGTTTTGCGGCCTATGGAAAAAACTTCTATTTTACAGACACTAAAAGATTAGCGGTAATAAAGTTAACTGGAGGTGGACAAAATGAAACATTAGAGATTATCTCTGATACAGGGATGAGAAGCTGGTTTAGAGATCAATATATAACCCAACAAAATACACAGAAATTAGGAGGTTATGATCCATATATGGATGAATATGTGTTAGGAACAAACGATATTAGCGTTCCTGTTCCTCCTGTTATTTTACAGTGTGGTGTAAGTATAACTCAAGCATCTTGCACGGACACAAAATCATTTACTATTGAGGTAGGTTCTACTATTGGAGATGCCACTGTAAACTATACCATTTCAGGAGGAAATGCTATTATTAATGCAACTTGGAACGCTATTGCAACATCTTCGGGAGTAGTAACTGGAAGTGGTAGTTTTACTTGGAGTAAGACAGCTCAGACTCCAACTACTGCAACTATCACCGTATACCCACAAGGTGGTGCTTCCATAAATTATGACATAACTCCTGATTGTATTGACGAGGTTACAATTACTGTAATAAAATGTGTAATCAATTCAGGAAGTGATAGCGGTGACACGATTCATGCAGAATATCAATGGAGTGATTCCACAGCTATTAGCCCTACTGATTCAAGTTCAGCACAATTTGGAAGTGATTCTACTATTTTTAGTTTATATGAATCACAAACAGGAATTAGATCACAAGGTGTATTTCCTTATAATGGTGCTAATTTAAAAATGACTTCTAATAAAATTAATTATGATAATTATGATTGGGCATATCCAAATGATAATTTTAGATTTTTATCTTCTAATACCTTATACCAAAATAATGCAGCAAATGTGTCTACTCTTTTAGGATTAGCCAGTACTATTCCTGATGCTATGGTAACTAATCCTGCAGCAGGACAATTTACAGCTACAGTAACTACAGCCACTACTCCTGCATTTACTTTACCAACAAATAATCAATACTTATATTTGATATATGATTATAGAACAACGTCCGCTTCTCAATTATGTTATAATTCCACATTAACTGGAGCGTGTTGTGAGTGTACTTGGACGTGTACGAGCTTTAGCTGTAGCCAACAAAGATCTACTTCTGCAAGTGCTTGTCAACAAACACTAACAGAAACCTATTATCATAATGGATCTGCAGCATTACCTGCGGTTTATGATTTGGTATATAGTAATAGTGATTGTGCGGGTACTAATGTAAAAACTAATGTTGTATATTTAAGTGCAGGTTATTATAAAATGAGTGCAACTCAATATATGAGAGTAAATAGTTATGGTGTGGTAATTGAAATAAACACCTGTTAAATAAAAAATTATGGCAAGTATAGGAACATATTATTTTGATGGTCAAAGTTTTGCGAACGCTTCGGCTATATATACTGATGCAGCTTTAACAACTTTAGCTCCTGATGGTTATTATTCTCAAGGAGGAATTGTGCGTCAACAGCTTAATGGAGTGTTGCTTAATGCAAATGATTGTACTGAGTGTTATGTGGCTTGTGGATCAGGTATTTCTGCATCTATTTCTCAAAATGGGGTATTTAATGCGGATATAGATATGGCCAATTCTGTAGGTGCGATAGTAGCGTATTTTTATATGACAACCTCTATACCTGATGGGGTCGTGGCTACATATAATGCGGTAAACTATAATCGATTAACAGCAAAAAACAATCATAATGGTGTTGTTTTAAGAGACGGATCTCTTTCTATTGTTGATTATGCGGGTATCGGAAATCAAGGAACAGGAAAACCTACTTATGTAGGTAATCAAAATACTGGGTTAGTGGGTAGTTCACCATATAATAGTGTTACAGCTGCGTGTCCCACTGAAGGAGGTCGACCAGAAAATTATAATTATGTAAATTCGGCTTACGTGGCCTTAGGCACATATACACCCACAACAGTAAGCAATGCACAGGTTGGTTTTGCGACAGACAACGTAACTCCAGCTTTAAATAGTCCTGTATTTACTATGGTTATTCCTAAAACCCTAACAACACCTACCCCTGTTAATGTTACTATATCTGCGCCAATGTGTAGCACAGCATTTAATTGGGAAATAGCTTGTCCTGCGGCCTTACCAAGTTTTAGCGGAACAGCGCTTCAAGCTACTGCAGCCTGTGGTTTTGCTATTACAACGTATTATTTTGTTAGAAACGCGACAGGGACAACACTCCCTTTTACTAAAGATACTAATGCTATACCAGAAATAGGAAACTTTGTGTTTACCGATGTTAATGGTACAACATATTTAAATGACACTGTGACTTTACAATATGTGGTTGTTAATAATGCTACAGCAATAGGAATACGAAACGGAGTAGTAGTTTCTTCTGCGGCTTGTACGGGAAGTAATCCACCAACCAATGAATTTTATGTAAACACTACCACTATGGCAGCTTGTAATACCTGGTGTGATGGAACAAATAGAACTATATCTGTACCAAAATCAACTACAAGTGATCATGTCTATTCAAGTGTAATAGAAGGTGACTATATTTATGGTAGTCTTTTAGGTGCAGGATTTTATGCTTATGCAGCAACAAGCACAGATACTGATGCAGGAAGCTTCACTATTATGGAGTTAGATTCTGCTAATCAAGTAGTAGCAAGATATCAATGTACTGGAGCAAATTGTGTAATATTATAAAAAATAAAAAATTATGGCAAGTCACACTTTAACATATAATGATAATGCGGTAGGATGGCCTTCGTTTTATAGTTATCATCCTGAATTTATTAGAGGTATGAATACTTATTTATATACTTTTAGTGGAGGAAATTTATGGAGACATAATACTAATGATAATAGGAATGAATATTATGGAGTAGCAGGAAACTTAGCTCCATCTACAATTACCAGTGTATTTAATCCTGAGCCTACGTTAAGCATTAAGCTTTTTAAAACTTTATCTTATGAAAGCAATGCTGCCTGGGATTGTACAGCTTTAACATCTGACTTGAGTCAAGGAAATGTAGATACCATCTATTTTGAACAGAAAGAAGGGGAATGGTTTTCTTATGTAAGACATGATGACGGGGTAACAGATTTTACATTAAGATATACTAATGGTATTTCGACATGTACTGTAGCAGGCCCCGCTAATGCTACGGTCTGTACGTTTACGGTAGATGTGGGTCATGTAGTTACTATAGGGGCGGTTGCTTATACATTGGTAAATAATGCAGCGCCTGTGTTAGCTGGAACTATAGATGCGATAGATAGAAATGCTAATACCATTACTATTGATACGACTACTCCTGGAGGAGCAACTGCGCCAGTTAATGGAGACTTTATTATGTATACTAATAATACGGTTGCTGAATCTTATGGAATGAGAGGATATTATATGGAATTTACTTTAAGCAACAACGATACTACAGCTGTCGAGTTATTTTCAGTAGGTAGTAGTGTGATGAAAAGTTATCCATAGATTTTTATTATCTTTGCTATTAAATGGAATTAAATATACGGAAGCTTACAGGAAGCGATTGGGACACTTTAATGTCTTGGTGGAATGAGTGGCCTGAATGGGAAAATCCTCCAAGAGATTTTTTGCCTGATAATGGAACTGGAGGCTTTATGGTAGAAAAAGGAAATACCCCTATTGTAGCGGGATTTATCTATTTCACTAATTCTAAAGCAGTTTTATTAGAATGGATAGTTTCTAATCCTAAATATAGGGAAGAAGATAGGCAAGAAGCAATAGAATTTTTAATTCTGACGTGCGAAGAATATACAAAATTAGATGGTAAAAAATATATATTTAGCATTGGAAGAAATGAAAGTTTAATAAATATACATAAAAGATTAGGATATAATGTGGATACCAAAATTTCACGAGAAATAATAAAAAAATTATAATATGAGCGCAGTTACAGCGATAGCAGCAACAGGTTTAACCATTTCAGCAATAGGGGCTGGAATGTCTTTTAGTGCGGCTGCTAAAGCAAAAAAGCGAGCAGCTAAAGCCGCTAAAGAACAGAAAAAATTAATGGCATCCGCCAGAAAGAGAGCAGAAAAAAACTTTTATGCAGGATTAAATGTTCCTTTGGATGCGTTTGGTGAAGAATATCGTCAAAATATAGCGGCCAATCAACAGATGATTCAACAATTACAAGAGGGAGATCCTCGTAATTTAGCTGCAGGTGTAGGCGCATTAGGTCAAGCAACCGCAGAAGCTAATGAAATGACGCGTATAGGTATGCAAAAAGATCTATATGAAAATGCAGAAATGAAAGCGAAGGCAAAAGATACAATAAACCAGCAATTAGTAAACATGGATGTGGGTGCAGCAGCTGATGAAGCAATGAGAGAAAGAGACTTACAAAAAGAACGCGCACAATCTATTCAATCAGGTGTAAGTAATTTAGGCAGTATGGTTTCTCAAGGAGCGTCAATGGTTCCTTTATTTTCTGGAGGTTCAGCTAATCAAACAACATTAGACAAGGCTTTAGAGCAAAAGGTAGAGGGAGGTCCAACGGGTGGAGAAACAGTATTAATGGAATCAGACGGTAAATATAGTATTTATAATCCAAATGATGTAGTTCCAAATCCAAAGTTTGCTACTGATCCAACTCAACCAGAATTTATACCAGGATATCAAAAGATTCAAGTAGGAGGTCAAGATGCTACTAAAGCTCAAGTGTTGCAAATGATAGGACAACAAGGGTTAACAAACCAAGATGTAAGCCGATTAGGACGTGGTAAATATGACTTCGGTGGTAGTGGAAAAAGAGGCTCAGGAGGATGGGGTGGTTATGATTGGAGTTTCTTATATCAATAAAATAAATTATGGCAGACAATAAACCTTCAGCAGCGAATAAATATTCTATATATCAACAGCGCGACTTAGAGTCGGAAATGGTAGATTGGGGAGCGATTGCCCTTGATATAAATGCAGGCATAAAAGGAGTAATGGCTGATAGAGAAGCCAGGAAAGATGCTATTACTAAAAACACTCAAGAGGCATTAGATAAATTAAGTGAAGTTCAAGATGTCGATAATACAGACATACAATCCTTATTAATTGACGGATCCGATAATTCTAAAAAAGCTTTAATGGAAGCTAATTATCTCCTAAAACAGGGGTTGATGACAGAAAAAGACTATGCCTTAATAGTTCAACAGCAAAAATCTGGATACACTTCTTTAAATAATTTAGCCAAAAATGCAGACGCAAAATATAAAGATGCGATGACTCGTCTGGCTGCTGGTGATTCTTCGGCTATAGAAGACTGGAATAACGAGACCATTTTAGGATTTGGTAATTTAAAAAATACAAAACTTGTTTCTAACCCTTTAACAGGTGAACTTCAAATGGTTAGACTTATTAAGAATGAAAATTATGTGGCAGGATCTACAAAGGCAGGGGAAATAGAACAATGGATTATGCCTGATCCTAAGACTCATCCAGAAAATTATCAGAGTCCTAATCAGATGACAAAAGCTTCTACTTTTAAATTAGATAAAGTAACTACAAAAGGCTTAGCTACAACACAAACTGAAGGATTAGCCTCCGTTATAACTTCTACCATATCTAATTATTCCGTGTTAAGTGGAGGTGGAGATGTTACGAAAGTAACCAACTTTAGACAACTGTTTGATTTAGACGGAGGATTAGAAATTGATGGTAAGAAAGTTACTTATGATGGCTTTATGGATGCACAGGTGGATGCAGTCGTTGGGCCAGCTGATCAGACAAGTAATATGAATGCTGCTCAGGTATTAGGGGAGATGGGATATGAACTTGGAGGATCTTGTGAGGAGGTAAAAGCACGTACAAACAATACAGCTTTTGATTGTAGTAAGTGGATAAAAGCCACTAACTCTTCAGGAACTCCTGTCGTTACTTTAAAACCAGAACAACAAAAAGCTGCTCGTGATCGTGTCAGATTAGAAATGGAAGCACACTTAGACAATGAGACTAAGATAACTGCAGGAAAAGCAGGCCAGCAAATCAGCTCTCAAAATCAAGGACGAGCAGATGAAATAAGGAACACCAAATCATATATTGGAGATTTAAATACTGTATTAACAGGAGATTTAGCAGCTGCTGAGACAACCTTAAAAGGTATGATAGAGACAAAAAACAAGCAAAATCTTGCTCAAAACCCTCCATTACCTACCATTACAGACTTTGATTTAACAGATGATAAAATTGTGTTCTATATGAGTGATGGAACGCCTATTACAAGAGACAGATCTATATATGCTGAAACAGATGTAAACCAAGATGGTGTTGTTGATTCGCGTGATCTTACTTCTCAAACAGGAGTGGGTCAAGATATTGCGGGAATCTTTGATTTATTAGTTCCTGGCGGTGAAGGAATTAAAACAGGAATGGCTGATACGGAAATATTATCCTTTATAAAAAATCAAGGCGTCACTTTAGGTGCAAGAGGCACAGACAGAGCATTAAGTTATCGTGGTGAGGATAAAGTTCCTGCTAAAAGAACATCTAAAACTAAACTTTCTGCTGCTCCAGGAGCTGAATCAATGTTAGAGGTATTTGAAGGATCAAATAGTAATATTTCTAAAGTAGTAGATTGGCACGATAGTGATAATGGATTACGTAAAGACTTAGAAAGGACATTTACAGACTTTTTTAGTGGTGCAGACGAGAAGAGATTCAGTGATGCAAACTTTGAAAATATACAGTTTATAAATGAAAAAGGAAGTAATAGGCAATTAATATCCTTTATGGATAAAAATGAAGAACCACCTAAAGAAGTAATAATAGAGATAGGAAGTGATATAAGTGAAACCTCAACTAAGTCTGGAGAGATAACTACAGCACTGGCTAATGCTATTAATGAGATTAATTCTATGGCGTATGATAAGGTAAAAGGCGGTAAGAGAGGAACGAAGCTAAATTATACTCAATGGTCAGCGGCAAATAAGCAGGGGAAAGATGAAACTTTTGCTGAATATATGGCGAGATTTAATAAACAATTTCAAAAATAATGGGTGAAGATAATTTAAAAGCTTTATTTAGTATTATTCCAGAGGGCATGTTTGATTCCCCTGAAGATCTCCTTGAGCTTATCAAGGAAGAAGGGGTGGAAGGATTATATCCTCTTATTCCTGAAGGGATGTTTGAAAGCGAAGAAGATTTTGTAGCCACCTTTCAAGGTGAAAAAAAAAAAGATTCTTCTGGAGATTCTCCTATCCCACCTACGGAATCTCCTATGTCTCCACCAGCCGATCAGGCAGGGAGCGATCCTTTTTCTTCGGACTTAACTACGGATTTAACCGTAGATCAAAACCAACCAGGCTTACAAACTGATTTACAAAATGACTTACAAGTTGATATGGGTCAAGGGATTGAACCTTATGTTCCTAAATCTCCTGTAGGCACACGTTATGGTGCTAATGTTACTAAAGGTGAAAAAAATACTTGGCTTGAAGAAATGCTGGGAAAAAATGTAGTCACCGATTTTTTTGGTGATATATGGCGTGCAGGAGCGCAAGGTATGAGACAAGGAGCTACCATCGATGATGCGCGTAGGTTGTTTATTCAGGGAAGTAACACCTCTGAAGCAGATGTGGCAGAATACATAAGAGCGGTGAATCAGATGGATGATGTAGGTATGTCTGATGAAATGAAAGATTTTAACAGAATTTATGAAAACCATGGAGGGGGGGTTTTAGGATTTGTTTTAGGCCTTGGACAAAACCCTTCAGTAATAGCTCAATTATTTATATCCTCTATAGCTTCTATGATTAATCCTGATGTTGTAGGAATAGGTGTGGCTTCAGCAGGTGCAGGAGCGCTTGCAGGAGGAGGTGCTGGAGCAGCCGCTGGTTCAATAGGAGGCCCTATTGGTTCAGCTATAGCAGGTAGTGTATCTGCAGTAGGTGGAGGAATAAGTGGAGGAATACTTGGAGCAAGTGCGGCTTTAGAGACAGGATTAGGATTCACGGAATTTATGAAAGAAGCGGTAGAAAGGAAAGGCCTTGCTTTTGATGAAGAAGGTATAAGAGCTGTTCTTAGTGATCCAGGGGCATTACAGTCAATTAGAAATAAAGCAGCCGCCAGAGGTTTGGTAATTGGTTCAATAGATGCTTTTACAAGAGGTTTAGCCAGTGGAATGAGCAAGCCTGTTCGAGTGTTAAAAAAATTAGGTAAAGAAGTGCCAAAAAAATTAGCTGCCAGACAAGGATTAAAAGCTGTTGGTATAGAAGCAGCAGGTGGTGCTGGTGGAGAGGCAGTGGCAAGAGCTGTTACAGGACAAGAAATGGATGTGGCAGAAATTGGATTTGAAGGTATTACAGGACAAGCCAGTTCTGTGTTAACCGTACCTCAAGCAGTAACAGGAAAAAGTTTAACTGATATTGCAAAACTAACAGTTGGAAAAGGTAGGAATATTTTTAAACCGCCTAAGTATGGTATACTAACAAAGGATGGGAAAAACCAACAGCAAAGCAAAGCGGAGATAGAGGCAATGTTAGACTCTATGACGGATCAAGAAATAATTGATACGCAGTTTGATATTAAAAATGATCCAGACCTTCAAGCTCAAATAGATGAAAGGAAACAACAAGCTCAAGCTGAAAAGGATACTCCCGACAATCTAACAGGAGATGATAGAAAAAAATATATTGAATTATTGTTAGAGAGGGATAATATGCAAGATCCTGATACGCCTGAAAATCAAGAGCGGTTAAATAAAATAAAAGAAGAATTAGGTCTTCTGGCTGAAGAAGCTGAAGGCGCATTAATTGAAGAGATAACTTTTAAAGATGATCAAGGAAAGACTTATCTTTTAAAAAGAATAGGTGTTACCATGGGTGAAGCTCGTGCGGCATTAGAAAAAGAAGGTATTACCAATCCTTCTGACAAACAGGTTAAAGCAAAGCAAAAAGAATTGCTTAAATTAGCAATAGAAGCAGCAAGAGCAGCAGCGAAAGCAGGAAACAGATTAAGTAGTACCAAAGGATTAATTGAAGATGAAGAAGAGTTAAAGAAGCTTGCTGTTGATGAGTTAGCTTCTGAAGGAATTGTAAACCCAACTGAACAACAAATAAAAGATAAAATAGATGCCAGTAAGAAGTCAAGCGCAGTGGAGGAAGTTAGCCAAGACCAAGCCAGAGGTACTGAGGGTGTGGCTGAAGGAGTATCCCGTGGCGTACAACCAACTCCCAAAAAGGGTGACACCAAAGCAAAAGGTGAAGATGTCGCGACAGCGCAAGCGGAAATAGATTCTCCTTTAACACCTGAAAATTTAGCGGAAAATGAAACAATAGTAGAAACTGAAACAGATTCTAAAGGAAGAAAAATAACCCGTCTTAAACAAGTCTCCGAAAAAGACGGGGTTACAACCACTGATTATGTTTTTAATAGAGATGATAAAGCCGCGGATCAAAGATCTACAGGTGTGGTATCAGAAGAGGTTGCTTTAAAAGATACTAATCTTGAGATTAGCCCAGATGAGAAAGCTGAGGTAGAAGCAAATCTGGAAAAAGGACAGACGGTAGAGTATCGTATCAGTCAAACAAGAGAAGGTAAAACGGGAGCATCAGCTACGGTGTCTCTTTTAATTAAAGATAAAAACGGAAAGATGGTAAGACAACTTTCTCAGGATATGGGCTTAGTTGAAAAGACTGAAGCTGCTCCGCCATCTAAACCCTCTAAACCATTTAAGAATGTATTAGCTCCAATTAAAAAACCACATATAGTCCCTGGTGTTAAAGGAAGAGAAGGAAGAACAGAGATTAAACTTACGGAAGATGGAAAGGTAAAGAGTATAGTTAAGAAGGGAACTAAAAATACTCCAGCCAGTAAAATGCAACAAAATAAAGCTGCTGATTTTTATTTAGAAAGCATGACCGATGTAAATTCTGGTGAGCGTGCTGATATAGATGCAGAGGTTACTAATCCTAATGAAATTAATAATATTATATCAGAAACCAGCAATAATATAAGAGAAGTATCTGAAGCAATAGATGCGCAAGAAAAAGCGATAGCTGAAGAAAGTGATGCTCGAGGAGAAGTAGCTAATGAGGCGGGAGCGGGCGCTTTAGCTAATCCTGATGGTTCTACAAATATCAGATTTACTCCTGAAAGTTTTATGCGGGTAGTAGGTAGGTCGTGGAAAGAAATGGGAGTGAGTAGGATGTGGATTGCTTCTAAAGAAAAAGGTGGTGTAAGTATGGAAGACGGGGCTTTTACTGGAGGAATAGTGGATCCGAATGTAGCAGGTTTAGAAAATATAGTGGATTTTGTTTTAGAGAATCGAACTAAAGCCGCTCTTATAGAAAATTTAGGAGCAAGGGTAGAATCCACAAATATATTAGAGAGTTTAAAACAAAGATTCAAAGCATTAACAGGATTAGAGGCTACAGCTCGTAATATAAGAACGGTATTAAAAATAGATCCTAAACGCCCACCTAATGAGTATTATGCGGAAATGAGTTTAGCGGAAGATCGTGCAACTGAAGGGAAACCTGGAGTATTTTCTAAGAAAAAACGTGGGCCATCAGCTAAAAAGGTTATTGGAGCGCCAAAAGATAAGCAAGTAACTGTTAATGAGAGGACAGCTTTAAAAGATCAAATTAGAATGGAGGCTAAAGCAGCGAGAGACTCTGCAAAAAATTATAAAAATTCCATGAAAAATATTGCTACGGCAATAAAATCAATGGGAAAAAAATTAGGAAAGGTTGCTCAAAATAAGGTTACGGCTATTACTTCCAGGTTTGCTACTGTAAATATAAATAACCCTAAGTCGGTAGAGAATTTCTTAAAATTTGTAGATGATGTTTTTACTAAAGCAGACTATGTAGAAAAAATTAAGCAAGCAAAAAATAAAGCTAAAAAAGCAAAGAAAAATGTAGGTGGTGCTAAGACAGGGGTAATGAATAGGGGTTTACAAGCGGCTTTAGAAACCTTATTTAGTATAAACCCATTCTTAATTCCTTCTAATATGCTTGATAGTTATTTAGAATTAGCAACAGAATTTTCAGCTGGAAGAAGAAGTCTTTTAAATCCTCCAGATATTACAATGTCTAAGGCTATAAAAATATTAGACGCTGTAGAAAAAAATACAAGTGAGGAAATGGATGCTGGCCCTATAGAAAAAACTCCTAAAGACTATGATGTAGATGCGGAAGTGAAAGAAATTAAAAGCATAAAAATTACAGATGAGGAGATTAGTAATATTCCTGATGAGCGTACGAGAGAGAACGCACGAACCCTTAGGTCTCTTACTGCAAAAGAAATTAAAGAATTAGCCAGAAAAAGAGAAGACGGCACAATGAATTATTCTCTTATTGAAGATTTAAAGAGTGTAATGCTAAATATGAAAAACGGCTGGGTAGGTAAGCCAGCTTTAGATATTATTATTGCCATTAATGCTAACCGTAGTATGCAGGCGGCAAATCCGATTCTAAGTAAAGTAACTGTTCCAGGAATGCTTCGTAATCTAAAAAGTTTTTATACCAAGATTAAGACTTTTAGAACAGATAGAAGTTTTCTTAACGAACGAATTAGAAATTTATCTACATTTTTTATTGATGATGTTTTTGGAAACTTTAACAGCAAAATACTATATAATAATTTCTTTGGCAAGCTTGCGCGCGCCCATGAAACTTTTAAGGCTAAGGTATCTAAAATACAAGGGATAGTGGAGGCTGCTGATAAACTTTTAGAATTTGATGGTGTAAGTAAGGCAAGAAAACTTACTCAAGTAGGTATATCTCAATGGGCATTAGTTAAAAAGAAATACAAACTAAGAATGTTACAGCTTCAAAGAGAACATGAAGCTAACATAGTAGACGGTAAGCCTAATGCTAAAGCTGCTTCAGCCATGGCGTTTGCTAAAGCTACTATTAAAGCTATTCGTTCTGTAAAAAGACCTATTTTAAGTGAGCAAGATGCTGTATTTTTAGAGGAGTTAATAAAAGAATTTGAGGTAGATGGAGAAATAAATTTACAAAAAATAGAAGCTTCATTAACAGCAGCTGAAAAGAAAGCTTTAGGATTATATGATGAAGCTAATAGTTCGTTAGCCCAGGAAGCTCTTTATATTTCTGCCAACCTACATGGTAATAAAATTAATTTATTAAACGATTATACTCACCATGCGGTATTATTGGATAAAGAGGGAGATTTAGCGAGTGTGTTAGAAAAATTAAATAGGTTTACTAATGTTATAAATACTAAGTCAGGAACTGTAGTGGAAAGACAAAACGGTGCGAGAGCGATTAGTTTTGATCCTTCATATTCGGCCAGACGTGGAGCGCAAGAAACTTTCTTAGATTATGAAATGACTCAAGTCATGAGAGAAGTGGATGCCACACTAAAATTATTAACTCAAGAAATTGAAGAAAACGGAAGTAAAGGAGCAAGAATGGCGATTGGGGCTATTGATTCTGCACTCTCAGAAATAAATGGAATTATATTTAAAAACTCTTTTAGTGATTATAGTAAATGGAATATCATAAATACTAAGGCCCAGCGTTTAGGGTATCAAGCTGCATTAGGATCTATTGTCAGATCAACAGCTGAGATTGTAGGGAACTTAGGTATAATGTTAAAGAATCCTAAAATGGCTATGAGAGGATTTAAAGAATTTGGAAGCTTTGTACTTAATCCTAAAAATTTAAATGAAATGGTAGATTTTATGACTTTTGTAAAATCTTCTCAAACCTCTAAGCTTTTTGATACTGATGCTTTAAGCTCGAAACATTCTCAAATGACAGATTTTGGAGGAACTTCGTCTAAGAGCGGTGCTGCTACCAGTAGAATGGAGAACCTTATTGGGCAGCTTTTAAAGTTTACGGGAGTAAAACAAACAGCATCTGCGGTTAATAAAATTGCTTCTAAAATAATTACTTATCCTGATCAAATGATGTCAAGACCACTATGGGCATCCGCGTGGGCAACTACATTCGAGGCGGCTGTAAAAAAAGAGTTTGGGGAAACTGTAAAAATAACTCCTGCCGAAATGAATAAGATGCAGCAGGGCAAATCTAAATTTAATGCCCCTAAATATTCAAAAGCTCTTAATGCTGCTACAATTAAAGCAGATAGTAATGCGGTGACGTTAGCTACCTCCAACAATCCTTATGATGCTATTATTAAAAATATGAGAAGATTAGATGATGGTGGTGGGATGCAATTATATAGAATGGCAAATTCATATATGGCACGATTTAGTTTGTATGAGTATGGATCAGCGCGTTATGCTATTGGCGCTTTAGTCAGAAGAGGAGATATGCCAAAGGCAGAAGCAGCAGCATTATTAGCTGGTATAACTTTTAGAATGACTGCATATATGGTGACTTACACTATGCTTACAAGTTTACTTGATGATGAATTATTTGATGCTGATGATTATAAAGAGGATGATTTAGAAGATGTAATAGCAAGACAGCTGATTGGTTCAATGGTAACTTTACTTTCTCGTGGATCTTTAGGAAACATTCCAAATATACCTGTGGCTTACTCTATAGAAAATTTACTTAATGAACCTCTATTAGGAGATTTAAGAGATAATAAAGAATATGATCCTTATCAACATTCAATGGTGTTTAGTTTAATAAATAAAGAAGATTTAACTAAAGGAAGCCCTTCAGAACTATTTTTTGAAATATTTTCAGGCCCATATGGCCCTGCTATAAAATCTCTTGCTCGCGCTCTTGAATTAGGACAAAAAACACAAAGTGGTAACAAGAAAACCCGAGAGAGTGCAGTAGAAGAGTTAGAAGAGAGAATGACTATAGAAGCTATGGGTAATTTAGGGTTACTTCCATTTTATAAAGATATAAGAAGAATTATCTTAAAGAAAAGATTTGCCAAGAAACCGAGCAAGTATACCAAAGAACAGCTAAAATGGATGAAAGACAATGTTGATTATATTGAGGATTCTGACTTTATGGGAGAAGGTGATTATATGGACGATGGAGATTATATAGACGATGGAGATTATATAGAATAAGATGCAATATTTTGATGAACATAAGTGTATGATGAACAGTTATAAATTATTAACTGGTAAGGAGTCATATGATGAAATGTTAGAAAAAGAGAAGCAGCCTGCATTTATATTTAATCCCACTAAACCTGTAGTAACAATGGAGGATGATGTTTTCGATGTTTTGATGGATTACTTTGCTTCTATAGAAGAGTACGAAATCTGTGTTGAACTTAGAGATCATAAAGAACTTAATTCTTTTTATAGTTTATCCGCTCCGCTTGTAACTTGTAAAAATGGAATGCTCCCATTCCGTTCAGATGGCTATCGGTTGGGAAAAAATACTTCCACCCCTTAGACATACCATTAGGTATATAATAAAAGAAAGCTACTCCTATCTTCCCTGTATTTTTTTTAAAATAAACGGCAGCTGTATGATCTGACATGGGTATTACCTCATTTACTTCAAATGTTTCGTTATTAAAATTTTGCTCTCTATCTGATATAGAGAATTTTTTGGCTACATCTTCTGCAGCTATCTTTAATTCTTTTGCTATTATTTTTTTCATTATAAGTCCATTAAACAATTTATT